GGCAGCCGCCCCCGCACCGGTGAAGTAAGAAGCGAGTTATGCAGGTTTCAAGCGCCCGTAGCTCAGTTGGATAGAGCATCTGGCTTCGAACCAGAATATATATGAAAATAAGCAATTTATTTTCATTGGTTTATCGATTTTACGCCGTCCAAAACCGTCCAATATCGGTTACGATGGCCAAAACGGGCGGTTAGCTCAGCTGGATAGAGCAAGTGGCTTCGAACCACTAGGTCGGGAGTTCGAATCTCTCACCGCCCACCACCATTTCGATTAGATCAATCCCCACACCATCAGACGACCACTTGAGCAGACACCCTACGATGTGGGGACCCGTCTATTTCTTGGTGGACCCTAGCAAAGAGAATAGCTCCAACTTGAGATACTCGGATTCTTTATACGAGCCGTAGATGGCAGATAGTGCCTTCGTCTCGGCGCTCGGTGGAGGCATCAATCCCCGGAGCGCCAGAGATGAGAATGGTGAAGTCAAACGGGGTTCTAGACCAATCCCCCACGAGGCACCTTCTGTCACCTCGAATGTGATTCTCCGGTGCAGAGTAGCAGTAAGTTCCTTCCACGCATTCATAATTGCGCTTCTGCTTACCTCATTGTGATCAAAGAAGTAGGTTGCTTTAGGGAGTTTGTAGGGAATCTTTCCTTCTATAACGTCGCGCGTGCAGCCGATACGTTCCATCACTGCGTGGACGGTGTCGTACTCGGAAGAGTCGATGTGCTCGTAAGGATACTTCAAATGCATCTCGATATTTAGGTGTGACATAGGTGTTGCCTCACAGATAGGGAGTAAGTGAATCTGCGGTGAGACTAGCCCCGCATATGGGGGACGTCAAGTAAAAAGCACATTATGTGCCGCATGTGGCACCACCATAACCCTATATATTGTGCGCGAAGATGAGGCGAATATTCGTTTACTCTTCGCCCTAATGAGGTTAGGGTTGATCTCTTAGATAAAATTTACTTTACATGTTATGTAAATCATGTGTACTCTCGCAGCTATGGATAGTCGTGTTGCAACAATGAAGACATGAAATGGCGTGATAGCTGGGAACTACCCTCCATTCCTGATGAGGTCTTTTGGCCGGAAGTCGGACGTAGAAGAAACGAAAAGGGTGGAGGCAAACCGAAAAAACTACGTGCTTGTGAGTTCTGCGGTGAGCAGTACGGAGCAAGAGAGATGTTGCACCACCTGCCGCGATGTGCAAAACGGCCTAACAGCAGGAAATACAAGGAGACTTAAATTGAAGAAGTTATCTGCCTACAATTCTGGTTCAAAGCCTTCTCTTACCCAACTCGCTGGTATGTCTGGTGTGTATCTCAAAGGCATCCGGCCACAAATTAGCCAGATGGAAGCTGCAAGCACACTGACACGTGACGAGGTTCAACAACTTCTTCAACTCAAACAACGTGTGCAGATTGCAGAACGCCTCCTCGCTGTTTACGCTAGTGCTGCCTAACGGCAACTGGCTACAATCATGCAGAGGTAAGCACTATGGCACAGATGTTCAACCCTCCACACCCAGGACGAATCATCGCTGATGCCCTGCCCCATCTTGCTAGTGTCGAGGACTTCAAGACCAAGCTGGGCATCAGCCAGAAGCAGTTGGACCTGCTGACCAATGGAGAGATGCCCATTTCTGCGGAGTTGTCAGCGAAGATCGTTGCCTACTTTGGGCAGGAGACGCCTGACCTTTGGAAGCGGATGTCTGACGAACACTACGCTTGGCAGGCTTCACACGCTTAAACAACAAAAGCCCCTGCTCTCCACTAAAGGAAGGCAGGGGCACACTAATGTGGGCTCATCAATAAGAACGATTGTTATTATTCTGGGCATTCAGACCGGCAGGTGTGTAGATTGCGCAGTTGGCTGAATTTGCAGCAACTGTGTTGTTTTTACCATTGAGAACAGCAAATGATATGCAAATCTTAGATGCCCCTGCATAGTCGATGACCGTGTTTCCTACGAGGGTCACGTTTGAAGTCGCATCCAGTGTAGAACCAGAGCCACCTATCTCTGCCAAGGCTACTCCCACTCTGTTTGGATTTGCATTTTGTCCAAAAAAGGTTGGATATGCAGAAGTGTATTCAACGTAATTTCCCGACACTGATGCACCTGAAACCTGATTCAACCAGATGTTTGCTTCTTTATTATCGATGGCCGTATTTCCGACAATCGTTAGTTTTCCCAACGAATTTGAAGCTGTTACATCGCCACTAACGCCTTGGTCAATCCCGCGATTAAAATTATGCGCTACGTAGTTATTCACAATTCTGTTGTTATAGGACACCGATCCGTTGCCCCCGGTATAAATACCACTCTGGCCATTATCTTCAGCTGTATTTCCCTCAATAAGCGAATTGGTTAATCCCTCGCTAACGATGCCATCCCAATACAAGCTTCCTGCTCCAGTGCCAACGGTTGAATAATGGTTACTAACATAGTTATTTTTAATGGTGTGCTGATCCCCGCCTATAGAAATCCCATACCTACAGTTTTCAACAAACGAATTACTGATCGTATTTTGCGTACCCGCTACCTGTATGCCAATGTTGAACATATACTCGACCTCTACATCATCGATCACATTACGAGTAGAACCAGACCCAAAATGGATTCCGAGATTCGAAGTTGGAGTTTGTGCGTTCCCGAGAATACTGAGCGATTTAATCGCCACATTTGAGGAGTTACCTCCTTCAATGATCGTCTGATCCTGACTCGTAAATTTGATTATGGAACTTCCACGACTCGCGCCAACATACATATGGTTAGAAGATAGGGTTAGCGTGCCTGAGACCTTATAGACACCAGCTGGAAAGTAAACCGAATTACCGGAACTGATGGCCGCTTGTATAGCGTTCGTATCCTCGCTCGTTCCATCTCCTTTCGCTCCGTAGGTTTTTACCGATACAAAATCTGGACCTTGCGAGTAAGCGGTCACGGCAGAAAGGAAAATCGCGGAAAGCAAAATGGATTTTTTCATAAATTTGATGAGGGCCAATTGTCCTAATTTTCTTGTGGGATTTGATGTGAGTTCCGTCATCAACGAATCTCATATCGCCACAAGTTTGGCATAAATTCCAGAAAAGCAAAATGGCCCACCGCCAAACTCCGAAGAGATGACGATGGGCTTTTACTTATTTTGGTTTTGCTGGCTATTAGGAAGTCTTCATACTCAGCTTGAGGAGTCGCTTGTCAGCCAGACTGCTGAAGCCGAAGCCACCAATACGCGCAAAAGCAACGAAACCAACCTGATCGGTATCCGCGTAGCGCTCATTGAGGCGCTTCACCACTACAGGACCCGCCGTGCGGAGGACGTAGCTGTCGGTGAGTGAGCCAACCAGCAGCGGTACCGAACCAGCCGCGATGTCATCCTGCCCCTGATTGATGACGATGGGCAGACCAGCAATGTGGTCAAGCTGTCCGGAATTTGCGTTGACGACATACAACGGACGACCCATCCCATCGACCTGCCCGAGGAAGTAGGCACGTGTGCGCGAGTTCATCACAATGCTTGCACTGTTCGCGTATGCAGGCTCCAGCTTACCAATGAGGGCAGCGATCTCCGGATACGTGATAGCCGTTGCACTCGCGGTTGTCAGGCCAGCCTCAGCCACCGACTGAATGGAGGTGATGTTGGTAGCGCCATTGTTGATTGCCGCCGTGATACCCCTGTAGTAGCGCTTAGAAAATTCATCGCGCAACCAGCCTTCCAGATTGAAGCCAGCGTCACTAATCATTTCGGAAGATGCCAGGACCAAGCCACTCTGGAACTTGGATACGTTAGACACGACTCCAGCGAGCGTCGGGTCTGCCTCAGTTACCTGCGTGGCTTCTCCAATGATTGAGAACTGGTTGGAACGGTCGTCGGCGGTTGCATAACGGATGCTCTCACCCGATGCCGTATTCCACTGCTTCACTGCGGCGGGGAGCTGGCCCCACGAGGACGCGGCCTCAGCCAGAATGCCAGCAAATCCTGTCGGGATTGCAGGGGCACCATTGACGGTGTTCAGGCCGTCACGAATCTCACCAGTCCGCATGTAGTGGACCAGGTTGTCACGCTGTTCCTGCTTAGTCTGCTCTGCACTGTTACCAATCTCAGGGCGTTCAGGACGTGCTGCATTGCGCTGCTCACTGGCAAACTGCTCCAGTTTCTCAGCGGTCTTAATGTCAGCTTCAATTTGCCCAACGTCGGTCATCATCTGCTGCACTTTGGCGCGGGTTTCAGCATCGTTGACGCCCTTGAGAGCAATGGTCTGGGCATCGGTGAGGAGCTTAGTGCGGTCAAAGCGCAGTTCGGTCAAAGACTTCATTTTTGTTTCTTTCTGTAACTTGTCGTTACGGTGAACGCATGCCTGCTGCACGCTATAGCGAGTGGGCGCTGCGCTAAGTTGTGAATGGAATTAGCTGCCGATACGTGCGGCAATGAAGGTGAACAATGTATTCAGAATTTCTTCATCAGGCTGCTCATCACGGGAACGGATAGCAATGGAAGAGTCTGGGTAGGCAGGCAGTGCCGAAAACGTACATTCGTGAAGGGTCACGTCCGTCAGCGTGCGAAGATTCTTTGCTCTATCCCAGTGCTGACCATTCTGGTTGACTGTGAAGCCAAAGGAAGTGCCGCTGATGTCACGGCGTTCGATGGCTATCAACAAGTCATTGCCAGAAGGTGAATCAGGAAGCTCGACTGTAAAGCGCAACTCGGTTGGACTGTCTTCAAGAATCAGTGTTCCGGAAGACTTCTTTCCCATCAGTTGGGTTATCTGATGATCGCGCAGCGCCAGTACCTCTGCCTCTGGTTTGAGTGCAGAACGGAATGCGCCAGGAGCTACCTGTTCATTGAACTGTCCATTGATACTCGTGACAGAGTTGTAGGGAATCGTTCCCGTCACTGTTCTGCCACTGGCTTTCAGCGGAGAACTGCTACGGAGTTCCTTGTTCATTGATTGTTCCTTTGTTGACGTTGTTCCTCAGGTTGTTCAACGCGGTCAAGTTCACCTGTGCAGTAACGAGGTCATCGTCCTCTGTGCCCAGCGGAGGCAGACCTGCACCGATGAAACGTCCTTCACTCGTCCGGATGAGACCTGACTGACGCAGCAGGCTGGCAATTGTGGCTTGCGCTTCTGGATTCATGCGGAGCAGTCTGTGAGAATCGAATCGAATCTCGTGACGTTCATCGCAGAGGCTGCGTGTCAGTGACTCCTCAATTCGCTTCAACCAGGGACCCAGAACATACCTCAGAAATTGCAGGTTCGTTTCAGTGAGACTGGCATTAGTGGCACTTGCTGTCGAGTTACCCAGCATTGCAACGTCCAGTCCAAAGACAGCAGCACACTGATTCTCTGCGAATGCAGACAAGCTGGTTACATCGTTGTCACGTAACGAGCTTGTTATGGGCGTGAATTTCAAGTTCTGGTCAATCACTGCCACTCGGTGGGCTGATTGTCCTCCATGAAGGTTCTCCCAATCCTTACGCATCTCAACTTTCTGCTCTGGGCGAATCTTTTGGTCGGTGGATAGAACACCAGAAGGTGTCGCGTAGTTCGTGAAAAACTTCTGCTGAAAGCGACTCATCGCCAATGCACGTGCAAAGACCTCACGCGATTGCACCAGTGGACTTACTGGCGAGATTCCGTCATGAAGGCTGACTGAACCAGTGATGACCACGACATCTTGAAATGGCTTTAGTACCTGAGGTTTCCCATTGACGTTGGTGTCATATACGAGCGCGCCACCGCTCAATCGTCGTGGCGTAACGCTGTTGCTGCTCAAGTGCCACAGGCCACTCACTACACCAGAAGTTCTCGTTATCTGAATAAATCCACCTCCGTGCAGGAGGGCAGATTCGACTAAGACGGTCAGCAACTGGCTGACGGTCTGTTCATCATTTGGCTCACGAGAGATAAGACGGGAAGCAGGATGCTCTGGAGCTTTGCGCTGGGTGGCTACCTCGTACACATCCATTGGCAGACTGCACAAACTAGATGTAATGAGCCTGATTGATGCGGCAACCGAAGCGATCTGTTTAACGCTGGTTTCCGTTACAGCAATACCCGAGGTGTCTATGTTCTCCCAGAGCCAGCGAAGATCAAAGGAGGGCTGTTCTGGGCTGGGATTACTTCGTGTTTCGGGCGGACTCAGCCCGAGTGTTTGAAAAGTCATTCATGACTACTTCTTTCAATAAAAATCCCGCCACGATTGGGCGGGTTGTGTTAACGTGGCGTGGTTGCGCCGAATGGGTGCAGGCTGGTTAGCCGCGAATAGGAGAAAAAATGAAGAAAAAGGGTAGTAACAAGCCAAAGGCTGCCAAGCAGGAGAAAGTTGTCATCCCGACTACGCCGGTCAAAGACAAGTTGAAATCGGCAAACCAAAATCAAGACCGCGTAACTGCGTACATCAAAGGCTGACTATCTAGACTTGCGCTCTCGCAGTCGCTGCTGATAGCGTGCAGAACTAGTGCCGCTGAAATTGCCTTCAGAATCGAAGAGATTGACCTTCACACCGATGTCGAGGGCGGCCTGATGGTGAGTCAAATAGAACTTGTGCTGTGCCTCAGTGAGGCCTTCTGGCATCGGATGGCTACGACGACGTTCTAGTTCTGCCGCAATGTCGGCATGGTCCAGGCGTTCGTCTTCAGCGTCCTCGGCCTCTTCTCGAAGGTACCTTGCATCATTGTCTTCGATCTCTTTCTCTTCGACAGGAGGAGGAAGCGGGACAGATTGTGTCAGGGAACCTGATTGCAGTGCGGCGAACAGCTTTAGCAGGTTGGATTGTTCAGACGCCTTCAGTTGTTCGGTTCTGCTCCGAGCCAGTAACTTAGCGGCCTGCTCTAGGAGCAAATTGTTGCGCCCTCGGAGATGTTCCGGCATCGTATCGAGCAGTTCACTCCAAGCCTGAACCTCGCCAAGTTTAAAGTATGACGGCGCGTCAGTAGGTCCCTTTGGAGGCTGTGGCACAGCAGCGAGACGCTTCTCCTCCTCTATACGTGCCTTGTATTTTCCTGTGTTCTTTTTCAACGTATTAGGAGATAGCTGTGCTATGCTCTTTCGAGGTCGAGCCATTCAAGGTTCCCTTTCTGCCATGCTCAAGTCCAACTTTCAGACCGCACGGCTAAATCATTGCTTTTATTTGGTTTATTGGCTTGCGTAAATCTGATCTAGGGCGCGGTCTTGGCCGGGCGAGAGGAGAGCTTTGCCAAGTGCCATCCCATCAATGACTTAGAGTCAACTTATTGCTGTTGAAGGAATACGTTTATTACGTTCACTGACAGCAGAGACAGCACCAGCCACGATGTGAGGAGCGGCAGCAGCAGCAGCAGTACCACGCTGGGCAGCAGCTTCTACAGCAGCAGGGTCATGAGCATGGGTATCAAGCAGCTTTTGATGGAACCTCGATGTCAAACAGTGCGCCGATCAAGCTGACTATCCATCCAAAACCAAACAAACAATAACTAAGCATACGGAATCTCTCATAGCGAAGTTGTGCTAAATACTTCTCGCCTGCTATATGGGCAATTACCCATGCGACGTAGGTAGTGATTGCGGATTGGGCTTTCTGTCTCTGCGCAAAGGCCTTTTGAACAAACAAATCTTGTTCGCGGGATACGCGTTTCTCAGTTGCATCTGGGAATGTCATTTGAAATAGAGCATTTCCTTCACCACTCATACTCCTAAGTGTCGAGGCTTCGTGATACGCTCTCCCTCGCAATCGTTGCATCTCTTCGTTGGCTTTCCACCTCATGGCAACAGCATCCGCACCAACAAGAGAAAGGTCGAAGTCAGTTGAGATGACTTGCTGTAGCATTACCCATGCTTCCCATTGCGTCGGACCCTCGAATGACTTGGAGAATTCACTAACATCCGGTGGGACAGGCGGTTGGTCGGGACCACTGTGAATGGCATTCATCAATTCATGATGATAGCCAGCCAGACGTTGTTCGTTTTGCGCATCCTTTAGAGCGTCGATTTGATCTTTCTCATATTCTTTGAGGCCATCTTTTACGACGTAGGTGAGCATGACGATCATAAGTCCCATGACTATGAATAGGCGGCGATATTTACGCAGAAAAGCTTCAAGAGAATGCATGCAAACTCGCTCCAATTTTGAATTGTCCCGAGGGTCTAATCACATTACCACGAGGTAATCCAGCGATTGAGGCGGTTTTGGGTATAGGTGCGCTTTACGTTATGTGACTGACGAGAAATCACGGAGGCCGGTGTCCGGGATTGACATCCATGTTTCAAACGGAACGGTTCGTTCCGTGCTTTGGCCGGAAATTCCAAAGCGACTTTATAACACCACGAGCGACAGCGGAATGACTTACAGGACTATCTTCTTACAGTAGAAGGCAGCCGTTTGCCGCGCCGCTTCTGTCTGTTACCTATGGGCTGCAATGATGCGCTGCCGCGTTTGTTCAGCCATTACTGCCATATTGGTGGTGGACTTGGCGGCTTTATCGAGTTCGCTTCTGAACTGGCTTGTGTCCGCAGTAACGACTATGCTTCCATCTGTTTCTGCCATGTGTAATAACCTTTCTTGCGTGGATGAAGGGAGGAGCGCATGCAGACGCTACAACTCCCTTCTGTGTGCAGCCTCAAGAGGAGGAGAAGGGCTGCACCCCACTAGCAACAAGATGCTTGTCTCATCCGTTGCTAACTCGAACCTGCACACTATGCAGGCCACAAATGTGGGCATCGTCTAAATCGCCTGAATGGAATATGTACGGTTGCCCGTGTTGAGAATGACTTTGAATCCACTAGGCACCACGTTTGCAATCACGTATGACGGCACTCCACTCACAGCACTGGTATCCGCTGAGGTATTGCTCGACGTTTGGTCAGCTCCCCATTGTGCGGCCGCTGCATAGTCCTGCGCCGACACGTGGGTGAACGCTAGAACAGGATTTGCAGTGGAATACATAGCCAACAGGGCGTAACGAATGTTGGCCGGTGCAACCCAGTCATACGTATAGGTAGCATTCGTATCGTTTACAGCAATGGAGCCGCTATCGATAAAATCTTGGTAACCGACTATACCCCCGCTTAGATTTGGACTGTACGTGTCGCCGTACACAACTCTCAAATACGTCTGTTGTGGGTCACTACTGGTCGCCCAACCCTTCCATGTGAACCGATACTTGTTGCCGGGTTGCACAGCAAAAGTAGGAGAGAACACACCTCCACCGTCGTTTGCCGGAACGATGATTGCGTTATACGTACTGTTGTACGAACCGCCGCGCCAACCGTCGATGTTCCGAAGGAGGAAGTCTCCATTGGCGATGAGGTTGCCAGAGGTACCTGCATAGACTATGGCCTGATCGGTGGTCTTGTCTGCACCGGGAGTAGCAGGTTGCAGCGTCTGCACCGTAGAGCCATCAGCGTAGGTAGTGTTACCTGCTGAGGTATACGTTGCTCCCAAGTCCACCAGGCTGATCGTTGATGAGCCGGGGAGCTGAAACAGAAACTGGACTACACCGCTTCCAGCCTGATTCATGTACTCAAGAACAATCTGATACTGCTGTCCGGCCGTAAGAGTGATGGTGGCGCTCTCTGTATAAGCCCTATCAGCATTTGACCCGTGACCTGAATGCAATGTGTCATAAAGCAACACATTGTTTATGGTCAGGCGGCTGCCATCATCACCGTTCACCCCAAAGGTATACGAACCGGTTGCCGGGGCAGTGAAGAACCCGGTGAAGCGCGCGTAAAGAAAAGTCGTCACTACACCGACGTTGGACTGATTAAGTTTGGTTACACCAGCATAGTTGTAGGAAACGCCTCCAGCATCAAGCCAGTAGTTGATGTTTCCACCAGAAGTCTTGAAGGCTACAGGTCTGGCCAAGTCACCAGCTGACGAAGGAACGTCCGAGGCTGATGAGATTGTCCACCACTTGCCAGTAAAGCCCTGCGTCGATGTAAGCGAGGCCGCCAGGGTACCAAGATTACCTTCCAGCATAGGAACGAGGAAGTTGTCTTGCTCCACCCAATCGGAAACTACACCATTTGACCTGACGGTGCGAATGCGAACATCGTAGGATGCTCCAGCGCTCACAGTGGTAATCAGACCGACGTTGACCGAGATGTCAACCTGAGGGCTGCTTGTCCATGCCCCAGTTCCGGTAATAGCATACTGAATCTGAATGCCTACTGCCATGTTGTCCAGTGGGGTATCCCACGTGACTTGCAGCACAGCAATCAGCAATCCATCCGAAGTGGTGATAGCTGTATTAGGGCCAGAAGTCAGCACCATATCAGTCGGAGGCGCTGGAATCAGAGGAGTCTGTGACGGTGACGCAGGCGAAGCGTATACAGTCAGCTCTTCTACCGTGGACCAAGCATAGATGCTGGTGCTCGTCTCCTGCACATTGACGGTGTACTTCAGGGCGTTAGCCTCTCCGTCATCCGTCTGCATCTTCACTGTATGAAGGCTTGTCCCTACCACCTCAAGAACCTTGTTCGTCCAGCCTAACTGGGAACAGGTCATATTGAAGGTGTCACACGGAGTGAGCTTATAAGCCGCCAGCGTCATCTCCAGAGTGCCACTGCCTTGGGCAGCACGCGCGCGGAGCAGATTGATCTTCGCTACACGCTGGCACTGAGTCAGGGACAGCACCGAAGGCAACGGCAGGTCCATCGGCTTTTGTCTGCCACCATCCTCTGTCAGATAGGTGTCTGTGGGGTAGCCGTGAAGCTGGTCTTGCGCGTAGTACGGATAGCTCGACTGTGTAAACTTCAGGTCGAAGTTGTTCTGCACTTCCTGTTGGTGATACTGGTAGTAATTACCCGCAACAGAAAAGGGGTACTCGGCACTGATGTGGGTACCGGTGATGCGATTTGGAAGGTCTCGTACTGAACGATAAGGATTCCACTGGACAGTATCCGTCAGGTGAGACGTATCGAATGACAGCGTGGGACCACGGTACGCACCGGGGAACACGAACCACTCACCACCAACATAGGACACTCTACCAGCCATGCCGGTCAGCATCGTCTGCATCGCATCGCCTGGTGGCGTGCCGGTATCGTAGGAGTAGTCGCAGCAATAGCGGCTCTCTGTGGCTCCGCTGAGGGCTGCCACAGGTACTTGTTCGTCACAGAGGTTAGCGGCAGCAATCAACTGCTCAAGGTTGATATTGGGGTCGCCAAGACCAAACTTTGTATCCCTGACTACATCTGCAAACACAAGGGCAGCATTGTTGGTGAATCCCGTGGTGCCTGTTCTCGGGTCGAGGATGTCATCTTTACCATTGACCAGAATCTTCACTTCCGGCCGCTGTGGGAACATGGACCCGGCTGTGCACTTCAGGTAGATATAGGCGCAGCCCACTAGCGACGGAGTGTCGCCGTTTTTGGGTCCCCATGCGGAATCATTGGCTGTCAGGCCTGAAATGTAATCACCGGCAACCTGGTCACCGTATCGCGCTTCAACGTAAACCTTGCCGCCGAAGTTGTAGTGTCCTGTGCCGTCTGGGAGCAGATGGTCATTACCATCCGCGTTGCCGCCGAAACCTACTCCATTGCGAACAGACCAACCACCACCAGAGCCTGTGAAGTAAACCTTACGGCCGTCGAGGTAGATGCCTTGGATGCTGTGGATGGAGTGCCCAGCGATGACAATTACTTGGTTGTACTGATGGCCGGTCACCGATTCGTAAATCAGGTTGCCGCCTATCATCTGTGTTCCGTAGACAATGTTGCGATTGGCAGCTGGGCGACGGTCTGTAATCTGCACGCCACGATTGCCCGTTAGTGCGTCCGCAACGACACTGGCAACAGAAGAAACACCGCCGAGAGATAACGCCGCCATCGCCTTGATGTAACCCGGCGTTGCCAGAATGGAAGGATTCAGAAATGCGATTGCACCTAGTCCGGCAGCGCCAGCAAGCTCTGCTGCCGCAGCTACGGCCTTAGACATGCAAAACCTCGATTTCTACAGCCCAGGCAGTGGTTTCAAGCCGGTATCGCAGAAGATGCAGGAGGCCGTATAGCCAAGATGGTAGGCGGTCGTTGTTTTCCAATGTTTCGAGCAGAGAATCACAGTCCTTAACGGCGCTCTTCAATGCTCGATATTCACCGACCGTTGTGTCACGGATAGTTGGTCTTTGTAGTGACTCTATGATAGTTGGTCTTTGTAGTGACTCTATCTGAGTCTTCAGGATGTTGATTAGTCGCTCGATTCCACTGTTGCGCTCTTCAGCCTCTACTCTGCGGAGCAACAGTCGCAGCGATTCCTGTTCCAGTTCTGTTTGGTTCATTCGACTCTCAATCTTGGGGAAAAATAGGGGCTGGAGACGAATCTCAACAGCCCCTTTGAACAGAACGTTAGTTCCGGCGCTCCGGGTTATGAATCCGGTTCGACTTCCTGAACTCACTACTTCCAAGCGAATCAGGCGTGCCCCTACGCGGGGGTGACCATGCAGGAATGCGCGGTCAACTTAATGTCATGGTGAAGATTTGGGCAAGAGCAGCAAGCTATGGCGGACTTGCTGCCCCTTCACCGGGATTCACGGCTAGCCCAAGCAGGGAGCGCTAGCGCATCGGACCTGCTCAATGCGGCGTCTGGAGCTGGGCAGACACGCGCATAAAACGATGGGACTGTGTGAGTGGCACAATCCCACAGCAGCAACAGGTGAAAGACCTCTGAGGTTGAAAGACCTGTTGCTGCAAAACCTAAAGTTGATTGGAGAGTTTTGCGTACTCCTGCCGATCATACTCAAACTCTTCTCGATGCTCAGGGTATCGCTGCTCGATAAAAAATATTGTTGAGGTCATATCTGTAACCATCGCACCGAGAGACTGAAAGAAAAGTTTTGCAACTGGCGGGATGTCATCTTCTCTTTGCAACACGTGAAAGAGGGGTTCGGCACCACGTATAGTCGTCTTCAATTTCAGCAATCGGTCAAAGTCGTCTTCATATCCATCAACCAGGCGCAGCCTGTGACGCAGCTCCCTAAGGTACCCATCTATAGCTTCGATTGAGGTCGCCAAGAACGCTCTCTGGCTTCTCACCGATACAGACTGCTCAGCTTCACACAGTAGCTTTTTCATCTCCAGCGCGGCAGAAAATTTACTAAGCTCACGCGCGTAGTGGGGGCTTACAGATTTATCGAACACGGGACTTCCTTTCGCCTCAAAGAGGAAGTTCTTATTCCCCCCTCCTACTTTCTAATAGCGGCCCAAATGACCAAAACCTAACAGGGGTCCTGAACATTTCTATTTTTTCTTGGGAGACTTGCATACTATGCAAACGCCAGTATTGACGAGGGTCTTTGCATATTGTGCAGCGCATAAATCCCCTACAATCGCCGGATGAGACACGAGACAGGCATACCCTACTATTGAACTTTCATCGACGCAATGGCGGTGCCTTCCTGCGCGAATTTGAGCCATCTGAGATTTGCTGGAAACTCTAAAATCGCGGCCAGACCAAACCACTTCGTGAAAAGCTCTGCCCAGTTGACTGGGTACCGCTTGCACACTATGCAAGAGCAAGCCAAATGACTTCCCTTCTCTCCCGCGCTGAATTCATGACAAGTCAAAAGGCTTCTATGCTGTCACTTCCGCGTCATCCTCGCACCAACCAGCGTCATCAAGCTCCTTTGACATTGCTATGTTCATCCCCCACGCCTCAGGAGTTACAGTTGGTCGCACAGGTTCGTCTATCGGACTCGCAGTTGTCGGGTCCAGAAGAATATAGGTGTAGCCATCACGTCCCGTCTTCTCCGCTTTCAGCAGATTTGTTCTGACCAGGGCAGACCGCAAGTCAGGCACGTTTACAGCGTGTACACCAATGGCGGCTGCCACCGCACCGTTGGAATAGAGCAATCGATTGCTGCTCCGTCGTTGAGCTTCTGCGTTCAACCAATACAGGAATGTCCACGTCTTGCCGGACAAGTTTTTACCACCTTCGATATTCAATACCGATTGCTGCATGGCAATGAAACGGTGGCCGCGTTGATACATTTTGCTCATCCGCGCCCACCTTTCAGAGCCGCGCTACGTTTCTGGTGCATTTTCACGCTTAAGCAATCACTTGTGTGCTGCCCATTGTTTTGGCAACCAGGGCAGACTGCCTGAATTGCGGCCGCGTCTTCCAAGTCAAGTTTCTGAATGCGTTCCCGCATCCGCTTGATGCGTTGGGTGATTGCGGCCACCGACATCTCAAGGATGTCAGCGATGTCCTCATAGGTCTGCCCCTGTCTAATCAGCTGGCATATACGAAGATCCGTTCCCTGTATGAATGAGGGCAGGCTTCTCCGGTAGTTATCATCACTCGGAGTGCCTTCATAGATAGCGGGATTATCCACCTCGTAAAAGGTGCCGTCGCTGTCTTCGTGCTCAACGGTCAGACTTTCATAACGTGTAGCTTCTTTCTTTTTCTCAGCTGCAATTCCTTCAAATTTTCCAAAGAAGAAGCTGATGTGTTTGCGGAGTTCTATCGGCGTCTTGTAATCGCCTTTCTTCAGATGTTCGTAAATTTGAAGTACTGCTTTTGAAGCCGCATCCTCAGCATCATCTTCTGCTTGCCAGTTGGTGACAGGGCCACCATGTGACACACGAACGAATGCGCTCACGGCTTCTTTTTTGAAGCGTTGGAGTATGTGTTCTAAAAGGTTATTTTCACTGGCCGGGTAGTCCAGAAAAAGTTCGGTCAGGCGCGCGTCCCATTGTTTCCAGTTAGTCTCTCGAAGGCGAGTGCCCTGTGTCTCAAAATACTCCCGGTCGTAATGGTCATGGCTGTCTTCCGACAGGTCGTCCGTGCCATCAAAAAAGTCTTCACTCATTAAATTTGCTTTCAGTTGGGGCTGCATCATGCCCTTGAAGACACGATGCAGCCCCTTGTAGAGGTGGGACAGTTGCCAGCATGGATGCAGACGCAATCGTGCGTCAGCGTGGATGCACTGGAGAACTGCGATAAGTTGTGACGGAGACACCACGTCCGGATGGACGGGAAATACCGGGATTTATAGTCTTCGGTGGGACTGTTACAGGACTACTTCAAATCGTGGTCATGCTTTGAAAATTCGACCAGCGATTTGTGCGGAATCAAAGTCTTGCGACCAACACGCCTAAAGTCCAAACGCCCAGCTTTTAACAACATCGAGATTGCTCTCAAAGAAAGGCCCAAGGAATATGCAGCCTCTTTTCGGGAAAACATTATTTTCGGCGTATCTGGCGACACCGCAGCCGCCTCAAGGTAAGGAATCATGCCCCCGGCTGGAGACACTTCTAAAAATTGATTCAAACGTCAAAAACCCCTTCTGAATAAAGTCATGACTGCAAGCATGACAGAAGAGGAAGAGTCTTGTCAAGTTTTTAAGTAAAGTTTTCCCGTCCCAATATTTCAGGGTGATTGTGCAGCGTAACTGATTGAAAAATAAGGAAACGATAAACTGTTTCCCTTGTTACTTTCCATAAAGTATCAAAATATTCAGTCCAAATCAAGCGTTTTCAGGCACCCCAGATCGCGCGCCAAAGACCAGATTTTCATAATTATCCACCGCTTTCGAAACACTTTCTGGAACCGGTTTCGTATAGACCTCTGCTGTGGTCATTGGTGATGCATGACGCAGTACGGCCTGCGCAGATGCTAGCGACTCTCCATAATCTTGAAGGAGGGTGGCAGCTGTCCGGCGTGTGGCGCGGAAGTTTACCGAGAACCCAATATTAAGAGGTTTGATGGCGGGTGCCAGTCGTTTGCTCAACCAGGCCCCCGGCCACATCGGTGCTCCCTTCTCTTTCTGGTTGGCCGAGGGGAACATCAGAGCTTCGGGGTTGGTGTCCTCGCACTTCTCTTTCCAGGCAAAGATTGTGGCTAGCGTCTCCGGCGAGATATGCACGTGAGCTTCGCTGGCATCATTCTTGGTTTGCTCCAAGACCTCGCCTTCAAAGGCAATCTGGTTAATCAAGAAGTGAGCCTTGCCCGTAGCCTTGTCATGGTGGAAGTTGCCCCACGGCAGGCCGAAGACCTCACTAGTGCGGAGAGCACAGAAGGTTCCAATCATAAATATGGCCCTGTCCTTCGGGTCCTCCAGCTTGTCGATTATCTGAATCAATTGCGCTGCGCTGAGAACAGGACGTGACGGCTTTCTAGCTTCCTCTGGAATCTTGGTCTTCGATGCTGGGTTCTTGTCAAGAAACTCTTGGTCTACTGCCTCTTCCAAAACTTCAACCAACTTTCCTCGCACATGCCTGAGAGTCGAGCGGCTATAGTTCTTTGCCATTGCATTGAGCCGGGACTGAATCATCACTTTGTCAATCTGCTCAAGGGGCAGGCTTCCAAAGCGTGGCAGGATGTGTTTCTCGACCAGGTGAATGGATTTCTTGCGGTGGGCCTCTGACCAGTCTGACTTCATCACCAAAAAGCGTTCACGATAGAACCGTTCAAAGGTCGCTGCTCCCCCAGAGGACAGCACCTTAGGTACCTGTGAGGTCTCTCTAGCGATGATCTCCTGCTTCCGCTTGTTGGCTGCCCGCTCACTCTTCAATTCAGCCTTCATGCCAACGGTGACCTGCTTACGTGTAGAGGTTCCATCCTCGCGGTACACACGGAAACGGACGAACCAATAGGCGTCTTTTCCCTTGCCTGCGGATTGAAGCGGTGGGTCTTGGAATCGCGCTCTGGACATTCTGGTCTCCTGCCAGAAGCTTATCCCACCGTCCAATTGCCGTCCAATACGACTTTTGAAGTGAGCTTTTATGTACTTTTATGCCCACTCAAGTTGTTGATTTAATTGCAGTGCCACTCTATGCGCAAGTTGTTTCTCTGGCTTCGAACCAGATGGCCGGGAGTTCGAGTCTCTCCGGGCGCACCATTTCAAGTCGTATGACACGAAAAAGCCCTCGCTGAAGCGAGGGCTGTCTGATGCTCGAAGAGCCGGGTTTACGCGCTCACCTTGAGGAAGATGATGACGAAGGTGAACAGGGCGAGCGACTCGATGAAGGCAAGACCGAGAATCAGGAAGATGAAGATTCCGGGACGGGCGCCGGGGTTGCGTGCAAGAGCCTCGGTGGCCGAGGCAGTTGCCTTGCCCTGCGCAAGACCGCAGAGGCCGGCTGCG